ATCTCGATCCTGCCGCCTCCGGTCACATACGGGTCGGCCGGCGCGGTCCAAGCTACCTTGAGCCGGGCGAGGATCGTTCCGTCCTTGAGCTTGAGCAGTTCCGCCGTGCCTGACGAAAGCGTGAGCCCGGTCGGCGCCTCGATGTCCCACGGGCGCTGCATGTCCGTGTTCGGGGACGGGTCCGCCGTGGTCTCGTCTGCGCTGGTGCGGGTGTAGATTGCCGAGGAGATCTCGCGCAGCACCAGATTGACCCCGACGAATGCGCCGCCCGGATCTTCGTCGCCGCTACCCTGCTCGACCTCGATGCCGCTCTGGTGCTCGACAACCTGGAAAAGCTTGTTCGTCCAGCCGAAGCGGGCGATCGTCAGGTCGACCGTGTCGCCAGCCTGGCAGAGCATCGCCCGCAGGTTGCACGGCACCTTTATCGTGAGTTCGTGGCGAGCACGCTCGAGCTCGATGCGCATCAGGCGCTGTGCTTCGGCGTGGTTGGTGGTGCCGAAAAGCTCGATGTCCTTCCACCGCCTGACGCCGTTGTCCTGCCCGAGATAGGGGTCGACCGTGCCAGTCCCGGTGCCTGCGCCACTTGCCGTGAAGGTAACGCCGACGGCGTTGCTTGAGGCCCCGATCGCGGTGAAGTCGGTAGTCCCTACTGACAGGATCGTGCAGCGCGTCCCGGCAACGATGTTCGGCGCGGTGACGGACTTGATGACCGGCGCGGCGTCGGCCGGCTGCCAGTTGTTTTGCGGGTCGAGGTAGATGGCCCGGATGCCGTTGCAGGACGAGGCGACGTCATCCTGCGCCTGAAACGAGATCTCGCCCGTCAAGTCGTCGATCGTGAGCGAGAGCGAGGATGATTCATGCGCCCCGGCCTTCATCCGCCAGACGCCGTCCACGCTGTCGGCCCACCCCGCCATGCAGGCCACGATCTTCCGGGCGTTGTCGACCCAGTTGTCGGCCGTATCGAGCACGAGATTGCACGTGTACCGGCTGGCCGTCGTCGCGTCTGCGATCGTGACCGACTCGTCGCAGATGTTCGCGGCGGCGACCACGTCATCGTCGTTGATCTCGCCCGAGGGGATGCCGACGAACGCAGTGAGATAATCCCGCAGGATGAGCGCGGGATTCGTGGTCCAGGCCGTCGTTGCCGTGCGAGGGTCGTAGCAGGGACGGCCCTTGATCATCACGCTGATGTTGAACGACGCGCCCTGCGGGAAAACGTCGGGATCCCACGTCAGCCGGTGGTAGGTCGAGCAGAGCCCTTCGAGCCTGTGGTCGCTGGTCCACTTGGTCGGCGCGGCGGATACGAGGTCGGCGTCGGCGGTACCGCCCGTGACCTTCTTGTTCACCAAAACGTTGTTGTAGAAGCGACTCCCCGCGCCGGGCGTGTTTGGCGGCGAGCCCGCGTTCCACGGCATCCCGAGCGCCTCGTCCCCGTAGTAGACCTCGCCTATCTCGGATACGCCGTCGAGGCAGTGGACGATGACGAGGTGCAGCGTCTCGTTTTTGGTGCCCGTGGTATGGCTGAAGATCGTCGTGCCGCCGACCCGCATTTCCCCGTAAACGATCTTCGCCGAGGCGACAGGGTCGGCGAAGGAGACGGTGGTGCCCTGCTCGCGCAGGCCTGCCAACGCACGCTGCATCTTCTTCGCCTGCCGCGCCGCCGAGCGTTGTGCATAAACCGCCGGCGCTGCGTAGAGGGCTGCAGCGCTGACGACGTAGACCGCATTGGCCACGAATGCCGAAGCGCCGAGGTACTTGATGGTCGCTCCGGCGACGAACTTGGCAATGGCGGGTACGAGTGCGGCGGGCATAGGTCAGACTCTCCAGCTTCGGACTACGTTGGGATGTAGCGGAACGGGCACGACGCCCTCGGTCGTGAGGATCTCGACCTGCCGCCCGTTCGCGATGCCGAGCGCCTCCCGGTGGTGGTCGATGCGGACCAGCGCAATGTCGCCCCGGCCGGTGAAGGACAGCGGGATCTCGGGCAGGCCGGCCGCGGCGATGTGCCGCTGAACGAGAGGAAGCCATCCACCCTCGCGCCGGTAGAGCCTCGCGGCCGCCAGTGGTGACGACACCTCGGGCACGTCGGCCCGGTAGCCCATACGCGCCGCCCATTCCGCGACGAAGTGTGCGCAGTCGTGTCGGCCCCAGGTGAACGGCAGGCAGCGCCACCGCTCAAGGTGAGCGATCAACTGGTTCGGCCAGTCCTCGGGGCGCGCGTGCATCAGTCGGAGCCGATGTTCTCGTTGTCCACCGGCGCATCGACCGGGCCGCCGGGAGCGGTCGCAGCCACAGTGGCGTTGCCCCAGAGGAACTGCTGGTTCGGCAGGTCGGCGACGTACTCCAGTCCGCGGTCGCCGGGGTGGAGCTGCTGCTGCACTTCGTTGGTCAGGCGACGCTCAAGCGGCCGCTCCTGGTCGCCGCGCTCATGCACGATGTTCAGCGCGATCGACGCCATCTCGCCGTCGTCCTGGTGCGAGACGTAGTTGACCCGGCCCCGGTAGCGCAGCTGCGGGTCGGCGATGAGAAGCCCGGTCGTCAGGCTGACTGCACCGAGATAAAGCGACGCCTGCCGCCCACGGGGATCCTCGGTCAGCGCAAGGGCGATGATCGCCGAAGAAGCGGTCAGAGCCACCACAAGGTTGTTCACGCTGCCATCCAGCGACTCTGTGATGGGCGAGATGCTGCCGAGCGTGCCCGTTCCCGTGTACGTCTCGGAATTGAAGGTGAGATCGCCAATGCCGGAATGCAGGCGCACCGTGCCAGACGGAAACTCAATGCGCAGGAGGAAGACAGGCTGCACCACCTGCGCCGCGAAGGCGTCTGCCGTGGCCGTGGTCAGCGACCGGCTCATTGCGCCTTCTCCCCTCGGAACGAGATGCGGTAGAGCCCATCCCGATCCACCGCCCACTGCGCCGATCCCCGCACCAGCGTCATCGAGAACGACGAGGCTCCGGTCGTGCCGCTCGGCAGATAGTCCGTCATGTCGAGGGCGAAGGTGTCATCCGCCACCTCGAGGTCGCGCAGTGCCTTGATCCAGAGAAGCCCCGTCGCCTTGTCCAGCGGCGGAAGCTCAAAGGAGAACGCCCAGTGCTCGCCCGGCCAGACGTGCGTCGTCGAGTACATCGAGAACGGCGAGCGCCGTTTCACCTTCGGCTTGATGACGGGTACGCCGGCGATGCGGGAGAAGCCGCCCGGCTGGGTCGGGAGTGTGATGACGGCCATGTTACGCGATCTTCCTGCGGGCTCGCAGGTCGACGATTGCGGCGATCGTCGCCTGCTTGGTCTGCTCGAGCATCGGGAGGATCTGTGCCGCCTGTAGTCCGCTCGAGAAGCTGAAGCTCTGGTTGATCACCGCCGCCCCACCAGCGCTGCCCGCCATTGCGTGGTTCGGGATGATCCGGCCGGCAGTCGAGGGCGTGAAGACCTCCGCGCCATTCTCGCCGACGAGGTACGGAGTGCCCGCAGCGACCGGGCCGCCGACAGCGCGGGGCCCTCCGAACATCGTCTTGAGGCCAGTGCTCATCCAGTTGGCCAGCGGCGCCGTGATTGTCTGCTGGAAGACGAGCCTGAGCAGATCGTTCGCGATCGAGCGCAGCATATCCCGCAGCTTCCCGCCCGAGAACACGGCGTTCTCGAATGAGGCCGACATGCGCCCGCCGACCTCGTCGGCCCAGCGCTGCGACTCGCGAAGCTCCTCGTTCACGTCCACCATTGCATCGGCCAGACCCTCGGCCGTATGCGTCATGTCCTGCAGGATCTGCGTCCTGCGCTGCAGTCCTTCCGGCGACTGCTCATCGATCCGCGCAAGCTCGTACTGCAGGCGGGAAAGCCGTCCGTTGAGGGCCTCGACCCGCTCCGAGGCGGTCAGCGTCGGCCCGAGCATCTTGCTCATGGCCTTGCCGGCGGCCGTCTGGGCCGCCTCGGCCTCCTCCTTCAGCTTGCCCATGTCCGGGGCAAGACTGCGCTGGAGTGCCTCCCGCTCGGCCAGGATGCGCTGCAGCTGCAGCTCCTCCTCGCGCAGCCGGCGTTGATCCGCGTAGGTGTCGTTGCCAATGGTCGCAATCCGCGCCCGTGTCCGCTCCTCCTGCCTGAGCAGATCCGCCAGCCGCTGCTCGTCACTCATCGCGTCGACCCGGCGCCGCTCGGCGATGTCCATCGCCTCATCGCGCATGGCGTTCGCCCGATTGAGATTGTCGAGATCCTCCTTCGAAATCCCAGTCAGCTTCTCGGCGCCGAATTCCGCGATTTTCTCCGCGATCGACTGCATGCTGAGGCCCAATGCCGTCGCCAGCGCAGTGCCGGCCGACCCCGCCGTGCGCCGAAACGCCTTCCCCCGCTCATCAAGCCGCTGAAGCCCGCGCTCGACTGAAGCGAATGCCGCCCGCGTCTTGTCGACGGCGTTGATCGAGAATGAGACATTAGCCACGGCGCTTCTCCAGGTATGAGGTGTAGGCGATCCAGCCCTGCAGTTCGGCGGGCGTCATCTGCTGCACCAGCTCGCCCACCGTCTTCCCGAGCCGGTCTGCGAGGGCGTACATCGTGAGAAGCTCGGCGCCCTCGGCCGAGCCGATCAGTTTTTTAGCTCGCCGACGTCGGGCGCGTCCGAGGCCATGATTGCCGCCGCGACACGCACCACCACCGACGAGTCGGCGTGCCGCAGGAGCGCGGCCTTGTCCTCGAGCTGGAACAGCGGCTTCCCGTCCGCGTCCTTCGCCTTCACGAGCAGGATCTCGACGCAGATCTCAAAGGAGTTCTGCTCGTCCTCCTTGCGGTAGATCCGCTTCCGTTCCTCGATCGTGACGGGCGAGGAATGCACCGTGAGCCCCCATTCCGGCACCTCGATCTTGCGGGTGCCGATGGCGTCGAAGTGGGCGCGGACGCGGTCGATTGCGGACATCAGACGGTGATCGTCGAAAGCGCCCCGTTGCCCTTGAGCCCGACGGCGTACTCGACCATCGAGTCATGCCGGCCGGTGACGTCGAGGGACTCGACCAGCGCGGCGCCGCTCTTGTAGGTGGAGCCCGCACCGATGCCCTCGGGGTAGAGGTTGACCGTGACCTGGGCGCCGAGCGTCAGCGCCAGCTGGCCCGCGTCCGTCTCGTCCCAGAAAAGGTCGGCGCTGACCGACCAGCTCTTGAGCGTCGTGCGGTGCGTCGTCCAGTCGTCCCCGATCACCGTGTCCTCGGTGTTAGCGGCCGATTCGGACAGGGAGTAGCCACGGAATTCCGCGACGGTCGTGGTCGAGATGCGGAGGATGCCCTCCTTGCCGAGATGGTTTGCCATGGAAATTAGGTGCTAGCGTTGACGGTGAAGGTGAGGCGGACGCAGCCGGTGGGCTGGTCTTCGCCGCCCTCGTACAGCCATTCGCAACTCGTCAAAAAGACGTCCCTGAGTTGCGTCCCGGTGGTCAGCCCGTGCACCGCCGTCTCGATCGTTCCGGCGGCCGTGTCGAAGGCTTCCTCGAGCAGTTCCGGCGTCGCTGCACGGGCGAAGTGGTCGACCACCACCGTCAGCGTGCGCTGCAGGTAGCGGCTTGGCAGGAGCACGGTGACAGGAGAGATCTCCTCCCGCACCGGGTAGACGTAGGTGTGCGGGTATCCACCGTCAGGCAGCGCATTGGCCCGGCCCCGCGTGACGCGGGTGCTGGAGACATTGGCCGTGACGAGGGCGGCCATGATGGCGTCGATGACGGTCGTGCGGTAGCTCATCCGATGGTGGTGAAGCCGAGGTTCGTTGCCTTGCCCTGGATGATCCGCAGGATCTTCTTCTCGGTGACGCGCCAGCGGTTGCGGACGGCGGCCGAGACGACCTGCTGGTAGTTCGGGATTTTTACGTTGTAGTTCACGGCATAGACGCCGGGATTGGTGCCGAACTGGGCCTGCGCCGACCCCGAGATCCCGGCGAGGCGACGCAGCCAGCCGGGCGTGCGCAGGCCGACCTTGTCGGCCATTGCGACCCAGCCCGACTTCGCCCACCCGACACGCTCCTGCACGGTTTTCACGTGCGCCTTCCAGTCGCCGCCGTAGGCCACGTTCCGCAGGCTGTAGGTGCGGCCCCGCGGCGAGCGATTGCCCCGGTGCAGTTGCGCCAGATTGCCCTGCGACTGCACCACCGACCGGCCGCGCCAGAAGCGGTGCTTTGAGTTGCGCATCAGCGCCTCGATCGCGACGTGGTCCCGTGCCGCGACCGCCTCCTTCATCCGCGCCTTCCAGCTGTTCTCGCCCTCAAGCCCGAGGTCGCCCGTGGTGAACTCATCGTTCATCGGGATCGCGATCTTCCGCATGTCCGAGGCGACCGCCGCCCGCCCCTGCGCGTAGGTCTTCGGCGGGGTCAGCTGCATGATGTTCCGCACCAGCGCCTTCGTCTCCTCCTTGATCACGAGCCCCGGCGCCACGCGGGCCTCGGCCGCGAGATTGTGCAGGGCCTTCTCCAGCCCCTTTGTATCCACCTTGATGTCGAGCGCTACCATTGGGCTCAGAGCGCCTGCTTCACGTCGATCTCGATGCCGACGCCCTCAGCGTCCTGCCGAACGGCCTGCACGGAGTAGGTGATGCCGGAGCGGACGAGCGTGCTACGCAGCGTCGGCACGGCCGGCAGCTGCGTCGTCGTCAGGAATACCGTGTAGACGCGCTCGTTGCGCAGCTGCTCCTCCATGTCCTCGAAGGCCGAGACGCGCTGCGCCCAGATGCCGGAAGCGACGGTCGCTTGCGCTGAAAACGTCACCGCGCCGCCCACGGACAGGACGGCATCCCAGTCGTCGAGCAGGTCGTCGGCGTCGAAATCGGAGGCCATACCACTAGGCCAGTCGTCCAACTCGGATTTGACGCGGGTGCGTGAAGTCGTGCTGCGGGGCGAGGTCGGGGATGTGGTGCCAGGACTGCCGCACCGCCGAGGCGATCACCGTCGCCGCCGTGTTCACCGTGACGACGCCTGCCGCCGCCGCGATCCAGTCGATCAGGGTCGGGATGTTGGGCAGTTCGTGGCAGCCTGCGTCCCGCTTGCCGATGACGCAGACAGGCTGACCGGGGAACAGGCTGTGCGCCTGGAGGATGACGGCGTGCGGGTTGGGCGGGTTGCGCTGGCTGTAGCCGTTCGGGAAGACCAGCACCGCCTCGCGGACCCACGGCGGCGCCCGATCCGGCTCCGCGTGCAGCACGATCTGGCGGTCGGCGCCGGGGAAGTCCTGATAGACGTAGTCCATCCAGTTGAGCCCGGACTGGGTGAAGTCGTTGAAACGGCGGGGCCAGATCTGGAGCTCGATGCGCTCGCCGGCGATGGCGTGGCCCGGCGTTGCCACGCCGACGTAGGGGGCGCGGATCAGGAGCCCGTGGTATTCCCGCTTGCACTCGATCACGACCTCCTCGCCACGATCGGCAAGGTGCTTGGCGAGCGGCAGGCATCGCGCCACGTCCCCGAGGCGCTCGTGGTAGACGATGATCTTCACCTGCGGCGGAAAACGCAGGTCAGGACGTTGGGCAGGCAGTCCACGGGCTTTCGCACGGCGTCCTCCGGGTGTCCGCAGGAGGCCATCCGATAGCCTGCGTGCGCGAAAAGCCGCTGCAGGCTCGTCGGCTCGAAGTGCCAAAGATGCTCTCCCGGCTTGCGGTGCTTCCACGCCATGAACCACTCCGCACCCTCGGCCCTCCAGTGGCACCACGGCAGGCTGACGACGACCTTGCGGGCACGCAGCCGGCGCACGAAGCCCAGGTCGGGCATGTGCTCCAGCGAGTCGAAGAACGTCAGCGCATCCCACTCACGATCGACCCAGTCGGGCGCAGGCGTGATGAACGGCGGCCGGGGGTACGGGGAGACGTCGAAGCCGAAGATGCCGGCGCCGGGAACGCGGTTCAGGCATTCCTGGAGAAACGCCCCGGTGCCGTAGCCGACGTCACAGACCGTCCTCACATCGCCATCCAGCGCGAGGTCGGCGCGGATTCGGGATAGCGCGGCCTGCGGCAGCGCCTCGTACTTGGCGACATAGGGCGCGTCGTAGGAGATGCCGACCGTCCGGTCGATGCTTACGAGCGCACCCGTCGGCACGTCGATTCTGTAGCCTTCGGGGATCTTCATGTTGCGGCCTCCGGGTTGCGGCGCCGGAATGTCTCGAGGCCGCGCTGGTAGCGCTCGGGCGCGTTCTGCCGGCGGTAGGTGTCGTCATCCTCGCCCTTCCCGAATGCGGGATGCATGTGCTCGAGGGTGATCCGGCTGCGGGCGTCGATCACGACGCCATCCTGCCACGCCCGAAATGAAAACTCGTTGTCCGAGAACATCGACTCGTACTCGGGCGAGAACATCTCGCCGCCCCGCTCCCAGAGCCGGGCGCGGGTCAGGATGGCGATGCAGAGCAGGTCGTCGGTGCGCGACCCGTCCGAGACGGCGACCACCGCCGGCTTGGTGACGTCGGGGATCTCGCGCAGGATGAGCGAGTCCCAGCCGCGCGGCGGCACCCAGTCGTCGGACAGCTGCACAAGGACCGGCGCGGAGGTGGCGAGGGCGCCCGCATTCCACGCCGTGACGCAGCTGGTCGAGCCGGCGACGTGCCGGAACTGCCGCAGCCACTTCTTCCCCTCCGCGTCGTCGGCGTCGATGCAGAAGATGTGCTCGACCTCCTCGGGCTTGTCTGCGGCCTGCAGCCAGAGGTCGCGGGTCGCCACCGCCTTGTTGACCCGGCCCCGCGTGGCATGGATCAGGGCAATCCTCGAGGGTACGCGTTGGATCTCCGGCAGTCCGTTCAGCCGGCGGGCGCGGTCCATCAGGTCGCCGCCGGCCCAGCCGTACCAGCGGGGCTCGAACCACCACTGGCGAAATTCCGCCGGCGGCATCGCAAGCGCGGACATGAGTTCCGCGAAGTAGAGGGCCTGCTCGGGCAGATCGTCCTGAAAGGCGCACCGGACCAACGTCGCCAGTGCCTCCCGGTGCCGCGGGAACATGTACCAGGCCCGCATCGCGTGCGTCCGCGCCCGCTCCTTCTCCTCCGCGATCTCGGCCAGGTTGAGCAAGATCTGGTACTTGAGCGTGTCGGGCAGGCCTGGCAGCGACAGCGCCAGTTCACCGAAGCGCTGCGCGTTGCGCGTGTTGCCGAGGTACATGTACTCCTGGTGCACGTAGAAGTAGTGCTCGGGCGCCCGCTCCAGCTCGGCCGTGAGCAGGCGCAGGTTGCGCTTCCTGCCGCCGGCCTTCTTCCCGATCGGGTCGTGCAGCCACGTCGCGGCCGTCGAGTAGCGCCAGCGCTCGGGCATCGTCAGGACTTCATGGACGCGCCCGTGCCAGCGGCAGCCGGCCTCGAAGGAACTGCGCCGCAGCAGCCGCTCCCGCACGTTCACCTTGCCTGCCGCCCGCACGTTGTAGGGGAAGCGCACGCAGTCGGTGTCGTGGGTCGCCTCGGCCCGCACTGCCTCCGCGTTGACCAGCAGGTCGTCGCAGTCGGCCCAGAGCAACCAGTCGCCCGTTGCGCGGGAGAAGGACAGATTCCTCGCCGCGGCGAAGTCGTCGACGTGCTCCCACGAGCAGCCGGGCGCGTTGATGTAGCTCGAGCCGACGAAGCGCTTGCCGTTGCGGCTGCACCACGCCGCGGCCCGCTCCGCTGTGTCATCCGGCTCGACTGCGCCGGTCGCGATCGTCAGCGAAAGCTCATCGAAGGCCGGCGCGAACGAGTCGAGCATGCGCTCGATGTGGGCCGACTCGTTGCCGGCGATGACGCACAGGGAAATCTCCATGAGGGTTATGCGCCCTCGTCAAAACGAAGGGGCCGGGATTTCTCCCGGCCCCCGAACGCACAACGACTATCCTCCAAACCCCAAGTCTTAGCTGTACTGCGTCGCGATCAGCGTGCCCGCGTTCGCGTTCACGACCTTCTCGGTGCGGTACTCCTCGACGCCCGTGATGAGCGACTTCGTCTGCGGCTCCTCGTACTCGAAGGTCGAGATGTCCGAGGCGAAGCGGCTCCAGGTGATGCAGTACTGGGCGCCGCCCGACAGCATGGAATTGAGCCCGCCGCCGCTGGCGAGATTGCCGACCCAGACGTAGGTATTGCCCCAGATCGAACTGGTCGAGGCCGCCTTGCCCTCGCCGGCGGTGTCGTAGTACGCCTTGCCCACGAGGATCTCCTTCACGCCAAGCGCCTCGGCAACGGCCGCGGCGTCGACGTTGAGGATCGTGTCGGACGAGACGCCCAGACCGCGGAGGCGGTTCTGCATCTTGGTCGAGGCGCGGGCGCGAACGAACACGTCATCGGACATGACGACGGTGACGTTGCGATCCGACTCGCCCTTGCCCCGGAGACGGGACTTGGCGGCGTCGATATCGAGGCCGATGTCGAACGTCGCGATGTTCGCGAGCGTGTAGGCAGTGGCGCTGTTCGTCGCCGAGCCGTAGTTGCTCGTCGAGAACGTGGTCGAGGCCGCGATGAGCTCGCGCTCGAGGTGGATCTTGCGCTTCGCCATGCGGGCCGCGATGGCCTGCGCGTCGAAGTAGTCCTGCACCTTCATGCGCTCGGCACGGTCGACCGGGATCTCGTAGGAGAACTCCTGCGTCGCGAACGTGTCCCACGTGTAGGCGAGGGAGCCGCGGGCGGAGGCCGCACCGGGGGCGCGGTTGAGGGGCACGTCCCGCTTGAGCAGGCCGCCGGAGAGGAGGGTGAACTTGGGATACTCGCCGGTCTCGTCCTGCGACGTGACGACGGGGAGCACCTTGCGGAAGATCAACTGGTTGTCCCAGTCGTCGGCTTCCATGACCACCGAAGCGATGTCGCCGCGGTGACGAACTGCACCTTGGGAATAGGGCATGTGATTGGTTCCTTGGTTTTGGCGTTACAGCGTCGGCACGAACTCGATGATCGTGTCGTTGGCCGTGGCCGTGGTGAGGGACTTGCCGAGGGCGACGGTGCCCGTGGCGGAAACGTAGCCGCTGCCGGCCGCGTAGACGGTATCGTTGACCGTGATCGGGGCGCCGGTCACGATGCACTTGTGGGTTCCGGGGCCGGCCAGGAAGCGGACGGCGACATATTCATTCGCAGCCGCATCCATCAGCGTGAAGCCCATCGGGGTCGTGGTGTTGCCGTTCGCACCGACACCGCGATTGTTCGACAGCGCGACGGCCCGGAAGGCGGAAATGGCGGCGTTCGCGAGGAACGAGCCGGGAGTGTTGACGTAGGACATGTGTTCCTCCGGTGGTTAGAGGGTCTGCTTGTCGGCCGGCAGGGCGAGGAACGCCTGGTGCTCGGCCGGGTGGTTGGTGATGGCCCAGCGGATCGCGTCAACCTTACTGCACTTGGCAGTGGCGACGCGCTCGGCCACGATGGCGTTGAATGCCTTGGGCTCGAGCTGCTTGGCCTCGGCCTGCTTGGCGGGCTTCGCGGGCTCGCCGAACTGGGCGGTGAACTGGCTGAGGACGGTCTTGGCGATCATCGCCGCCATCGCCTCATCCTTCTTCTCGTCCTGCTTCGGGGCGGCAATGACCGCCTCCAGCGCAGAGACGCGAGCACCAAAGGCATCAAGAGCGGCCTTCAGCGCGGCAATCGGGTCTTCCTTCTTCTGGTCTTCCATTTTGGAAATGGGTTCTGTGGTTTTGGGTTGATCGCCGCCCTCGCTGAAGAGGCCAGACGGGTTCGCCGCCGGCTCGTCGACGAGGTCGACGCTGTAGATCTCCGCGCAGCGAGCGAAGCGCTTGCCGTCGCGGACCTCGGGGACGCCCGAGAAATTGATGGAGAGGCCGAAT